CCAAGCTGGACTATTATTAATCTCGTCCAGAGTACCATTAGTTATATGCATTGTTTCCACAAGATCTCCCATTCGTTCTCTGAATACGTCAATATCATTCCAGTTTCCGAAGTGACAGCAAGGAACTACATAGCCATCATATCTAATAGCAGGTACTTGTTTTTCTTTATGTTTGCATTTAGGATAAATCATGTTCTATTTCTTCCCATGTTTTACTTTTTAATATCATATGTTCAGGTGTTCTCTTATCCCCTACAACAGGCCTAAATCTATTAAAGCCTAGTTCAATTGCTAGTTTTTGTGCTTCAGCTACTTGATGATAGTTGTGTTCAAATATAACATAACGCCACATCATTCCACCATGTGGTGGGTTCCAATGTTCTCTTAGAGTTTTAGCACCCAGCATAATACTATCCCATTTTGAATTAACTCTATAAATGTGATTTGTATCTTCTAGACCATCTATTGCAAACTCTACTTTATCTCGCTCTCGCAATAGTCCTGCAAATTTGATCCACCATTTGGGTTTACGTCCACTTGCATTAGTACTAAAATTAATTCGGGGTCTATTGTCTAATGTGTTGATATGTTCTAGTTGATCTAAAATAACACCACTATAAATAGGATCACTTAATGCAAAATTGTATGTTAATTGGGTGATTCTGTTTTCTGGGCGTACTAGTGCTTTGAAGTATTCCATTGGCATGTCTTCAACTGAACCATTGATTCCCTTAGCGATGTCTCTTGTCCTGGCACATCCTGGACATGATAAGTTACATCTACTACTGGAATCAATATTCAATCTTCTTGTATCACCGTTAAGTGACCAGTTTAATCCGTGCATTTTACTTTTTAGAAGCTAGATACTTTGCTGTCAAATTTTCTTTTGTATGCTCTGATACTTGTACTTTCATATCAGCTGCATCCAAATATCTTTTTAGACTTAGGTTTACTGCTTGTGCAAAGTTATAGTTGTCATCACTACCATGTACTGTAGGCTCTGTTTCACCAACGCCTTCAGGAGTGTTTCCAAACTCTTCCTCAATTACTTTCAAACGACTAGCAATTTGATCTTCACTAATACCTGAGTTTTTAAGTAGGGTAATTAACTGTGTAGTGTCCATTGTAGGTGACTCTTCAACAACTTCTAGTGATTCATTTGTATGATCGCATTCGCATTCGTCTTTAGGCATATCACAATGATCACATAGCTCTAAGTTATCTTTACTGTAGTCTGGCTCTTCAGCTTCAACTTTGTATTTCTTGCCGTCTACTTCAAACTCATCTTCACCGGCATCAATAGCCGCCTTACGATTGCCTGAAAATTCGTTACCTTCGTTTGGTGCTTCATCAAGATCATCTTCAGCAAATTCACTAGCTGGATTTGGAGATGCTAAATCTTTTTTACGTCTTCTATTCATTTGGTAATACTGTTCGATTTCTCTATCGTCCATAGCCATTGAATGTGCTTCAGCATCGTTTCTGCTTTTGGAAAAGTTTGGGTTGTTAGCTCCCATGCCATCTCGTGCAACCTCTGCTTCAGCATCAGCATCCTGCTGAGCCATCCAAGCAGCATCAGATCTTTCTTTTGGACCTTCAGCTATTCCTGCATTTCTTTTTAGAATTGCCATCTCATCTGTCTCTGAAAATTCACCTGCTGGGTTTGAGCCTGATGTACGATAGTTTTTTTGTTTATAATAGTTTCTGGTTCGTTCAGCGTCCATTTGTCTATCATCTGATGCAACCTGAGCAGCATTATACTTTTCATACTCATCATCTCCAAGATCATTTGGGTTGTTTCGTCCCATGCCATACATCTTTTCTGCTTTATTTTCGCCTCTTTCCCAACCAGTTTGACCCTTATATTTTGATCCAGGTCCTTCTACAACTTGTTGTTCTTTAACATGCTCTTCTTCATGGTCTGATGTAGCACTTGCTTTGCCTTTTTTCTTAACATGCTCTTCTTCATGGTCTGATGTAGCACTTGCTTTGCCTTTTTTCTTGGCTAACATGTCTGCAAATGCTTTCTTTTGTGCCGGGCTTTGTGTTTTTTCTACTAACTTTTTTGGAGCCTCATAACTTACTCCTGCTAGATTAAGAATTCTTTCTAGTTCATTCATTTGTTTGATCTCCTTCAAAAATCAATTCAACTACCCTCTTGGACAGTTAGTCTTTTAGTTCTCTCATAAGTTCTGTATGAAATGTCTCACTAATAGAACCATTACTTTCGTATGCTTCCATTAATTCGCCTTCTAGGTGTGCCATTCCATCGTCTTGCATTCCTTGTTCTGACCAGTCAACTTCACATCCGCACATTTCACTAATTGCTTCTGGAAATGCTGTATCAGTATAAATTTCCCAAGTTCCATCATGTTCAACTTGAACACTTAGGTAACCATCTTCATCTTCGGAAATACTAATTTCCTTAACGTGAACCATCTCTTGCATGTTCTCATTGCGTTTATCCCAGATACTATCGCCTGCTAACTCAATGTCTTTATCCACTTGTATTGTTTTCATGCCTTCAGCATGATCTTCTGCAACTTCTTCTACTGATTCATATTCCATTCCGTTATCGTATTCATGATTACTACGGAATTCTTTTACAAAGTCTGCAATAGTATCACCATCTAAATATCTAATTAGATCAGCTAATACTGGATGATCTGGATCACAACCTACTTCATCACATAAATCCAAAATTGGATCTGCAAAAGAACCTACTGCTTCTGTTTCAATACCTTCATTTGAATCCCTTGATTCTTTAGATTCGTCCCAAAAGTTACCAGCCGCTTCAGCACCACCTAGTGTACCTGAATGTGCCGCAATAAATTCGTCTCTGCTCATATCTTGTGCTTCAATGTCTAAATCGGACATCTTGCTTTCTTGTACTGGTTGTGCAAAGCCATTGCCTTGTACTAAACCAGATAGTTTTAAAATTCTGTCTAAGTCGCTCATTTGCTTTCCTTCTCTTTAGTTTTTCGGAGAGCTAATAATTCCTGTACGAACTTAGTGTTGTACTTGTCACCATAGTAATCTTCGCCGTTAATCTTTGTGGTTTCACTATAGTTACCGTCTGCAAGAAGTGATTCACTGCCTTTGTCGACACCTTTTGTTTCTATTGCAGATTGTTCTTGTTTTTCCAATGGTTCGTGTTCACTACGAACTTTCATTAGACCCTCTCCAAGGCCTAATAAATTACTAAGCTCCACCTGTATTTGATAGGCACTTGCAACTCTGTCTGTTTCAAATTCCATAACAATGATTTCATAGCCACGCAGGGTGGGGAAATCATAAGGTGTGCTTTGTAGCATTAATTTTTTAGGAGCACTTACGCTCGTTACATCATACTTTCCAAGATGACGTTCAATCTTATCTATTTGTTCATCTGAAAGCTCTTGGGCTAATTTCACACGAAACTTATAAGATTGTTTAGATTCTTTTAGATATTCTTTATAAGATTTCATAACATTTCTCCGCTACTATTATTTATCGTTTTCTTTCATTTTGTTCATGATCTCCGCTAACATACTACTGCGATCTCCAATAAACTTGCCCTCGATCTCTTCGGGAGCATCTTCTTTGCCTTCTAGACTAGCATCTACCTTACGGGTATCAAGATCTAACTTTGCTTTACGCATTTGTAGTTCAATCATCTTCATCTTTTTATCCATTTTGGCTTGTTTTGCCTGTAAAGCCGCCGTTATCATTTTGGCTGCACTATCAAATATAGGTGCCGCATGTCTATCTTCAACATTTTTACCTAGATCAATTAAGTCTTCAAATGTACTCATTGCCTTTGTTGCATATTCATCCATCTCTCTGTCCAATTGTTCTAATCCCTGTACAATTGGCAAAGCACTATCTATACGTTGTGTTACTTCTAACGTACTTTGTGTTAATGCTATATCTTGTTTTGAGGTTTCAATAGTTGACTCACCAGCTTCAATAGGTATGGCCTCTTCACCAAATAATGAAATATCTTCAATAGGTGGTAGGTTAAATTCTTCTTCTAGTTTCTTTGTCATCTCTTCTTCCTTCGTTTATTTGAGGTTTGAGGTTTGTTAAAAATCTCATTTTCAGTAATAACTCTAAAACCCAAGCCTTGACTCTTACACCAAGCTCTGGCCGCTTCCCATTTAGCATGGTTAACAACAGCCGCCGCCATTTGATCCTGAGTCTTTGCTTCACCTAGTATTTGTTTACTTGGTTTAATCTCAACAATTTCTGCATGTCGTTCATTTTTTCTATCATTGTATACTAATAACAGATCAGGAACATAGTTTGTATTCTTTCCTGTTAAGGGATTCTTATATGGAATTCTATGTGTTTCACTACCCCAGGCAACTATACTTGGGTGTGCATCACACATTCTAAATACTGCTAATTCCCACCCACTACGATATCTAGGCTGACTTTTGCCTATATACTTTTTTGGGTTAGTTAGAGTATAAACTCCTTGCTGAAACTTGGGCGCCATAATAGTATTTAGTTGTTAATTAAGTTGTAATATTCATTGAAGAAATCTTGACCTTGTGATCCACTTCTTATGTCAAACCCTTCGTACATGAAGTTTAGACTATAACTGACTGGCGCACTATCTGAATAATTTAAGTCAGATGGTGTAATACTTTGTATAAAAGGATTGTATACTGTAATAACGTTAACATCTTCTTTACTAGATGTTCTTATAATTCTTAGATTTTTAATATAGTTTTTAGATTCTCTTATTTTTAGACCTGCTTGGCTGTATCCACTACTACTAGCAAATGAACTATTAAGCAAATCATAATCAAATGTACTTGCATCATCTACTGTTAGTGTTTGTCCGAAATAATATCTACTATAGTTTTTAAGAAACTCCTCAAATTCGCCACTGGCGTCATCATACGCAGTAAGTTGAACTGGCTGATAATCTACACCAGTTTGTACTACACGTTTCTTATTGTATTGGTTTAGTGTCTGTGTTCTAGTTGAATAACTAGGCATTGTTACGCCTGCAATTTTAGTAAGAGAAAGACTCTTGTCAGCACCATCAGTACCAACAAGAGTTAGAATAACACCAAAATTAAATTTAGATCTGGGTATAAATGACTGTATCTGATTGCCCTCAGTATTGTATAGAGTTGCGGCATCATCTGCTAGATATTCACGAAGTCCCATTTTCTATCTTCTTACGTTGATACTACTGATGAACTATCACCACTACCAGCTGTAATTGTACTACCACTTAGTACGTCAGCTCCAGCAATGTTATGAGCTGCATTGTCATAACGGATAGTTATAGTACACTGAACAAATTCACTTGAACTATAGTTTAGATCTCCATATTGGATACTAGGAATAAAACATCCTGTAACGTCCCAACTATCTAGTACGCCAGCATCACCTTCATCGTGAGCACCGTCTAGTGTTTCAATTATCATTCCGAATTTGTAAGCTGAGCCACTCTTTTGTGAACTCTGACCAGCATGGTTAACTTGGTTGGAAATTTGATTTCCTAATTCTTTAATTACATCACTGTTTACATCGTCACGAACAACGAGTGTAATATCCTGCCATGTATGTTTTCCAGCTAAACGAATCTTTGAGTTGTATACATCAATTGTAACATCTTCATGGTCTAGTGCTGGACGGGTAACACTAATAACATTCTTAGTTACTAGAGCTCCATTGTTCTGATTTCCCAAGTTTGTGAACTTGACACGGAAACGATATTGTAGCTTCGGCATTAATGTGGCTTCACCACCACCGGCAACCGGTACACCAAAATTTGCAATTACAGCCATCTTAAATCTCCTTTTAAAAGTGTTTGTCTATAGTATTATTTATGCAAAACAGTCAAAAAAGAACGGAGCCTAATTATGGACTCCGTTCTTGTAGTTAAGTATATGTTTATTAACTAAGTTCGCCTGTGTTAACGATACGAATTGGTATGTAGATAAATTCAGCCGCTTTGGTTGGCTCAATTGCTACATCAATATATAATTCATTAGCATCGATTCTCGCAGGAGTGTTGTTTGTTGTATCACAAACTACCGCATAGTCATACACACCACGTTGTGCTAGGATATTTGACATAAATCCTTCAAATGTACCTTTAGCATTAGAACGTGTGTTTGCATCATTTGGCTCAAACAAGTAAGGTCTGCCAATAGCTGCAAATCGTTCTCTTAGATATGCTGTTAAACGTGCTACGTTAACTCTATCTAATGCACTTGCACCTGAGTGTAATGACTTCTGTCCAAATACAACAATTCCTTCTGCAGGAAATCTTGCAATTGGGTTAAGTTTTTTAATATACATTGCATCACGTGAACCCTGTGTTAGTGATATTGGAACAAACTCGCCTTCACTATTTAGGTAACCAACGTTTGTTGCGTTTTGTACAACACCACGTGTTAGTCCTGCTGGAGCAAACCACTGGAAACTAACGTTGTCGTTATATGCATATGTGTATAGTACTGAGTGTGATGGAGGAGCAACAACGCTCTTACCACTTACTGGATCAGTTGTTAGTACACTTGGATAATAGGCTGCCGAATAAGTATTCTTTCCTACTAATCCTGTTTCACCGTTCTCTGTTGCACCAGTACCGTCAATCCATGTAACTGCTTCTGTATTGTTAATACGGAATGGTGTATCAACAATAATAAATGCTGTTTCATTACGATCACTGTTTAGTGTAACCATTTCATCAAACATTTCTGGATATGCCGGAGCTGCGATTAAACGGAATTGAATGTTCTCTTCGCGAAGTTCTGTTGCAGATGCACTTGACTGCATAGCATTAGTAATAACTCTACGTTGTGCTAGTCTACCAAATGATCCCGCACCATTTGCTTGATTACCAGCAAAGTTACGCCATTTCCATGCAGTTGCTAGTGAACTGTCATATTTTTTAACAGTACTTGCTGAACGACACATGTTAATTGCTGACATGCCCACTGGATATACTAGTGGATTAGGTCCGCCTGCTAGTACACCTGCGGCCGCTATAAAGGCACCGCCTGCACTTGCTAGATCAGTGATATCACCGAATACAACACCTGCACTTGTACTTTGATCTGTTTTGTCTTTGATAATCCAGGCTGTTCCGTTATGTCTGTAAATTACAGGATAACCGGCTGCATCAGTATCAATCCAATAGTCGCCGTCTCCTAGAGATCCGCCACTTTTGTTTGTTAGTGGAGCAGTACTAATATACTGAATGTCACTTACCTTAAGCCATTTTTGTATGCCACCGTCTACAGCCGCCTCATAAATGTCTAAGTCGTTTACGTCTGGGTCAAACCATAGTGTACCGTTTACTGGTGCGCCTACTGGCATTGTTGTTGATACGCTCATAATGTATCCGCCAGTTGCAATAGCTGAACTAGTTGCAATGTCGTCCCACTCTTGAGCCGCTGTATCGTCCCAACGTTTAATGTCAATTACGCCAGTACCATCATTAATTGATAGCCAAATCTCTCCATCAGATAAGTTACTATTGGCTACGCCTGCAGTACCATCCTGTTGAATATCTCCTACAACGCCTGTTGGAGCAGTTGCATGATCATTAGCATAAACTGGTGTCTTTGCTACAAATTTTGCAGTTGAAGTTAAGTAAAGTGAAATATCAACATCTAAGCCTGCGCCTGGAGTTGTTGTCTTTACCCAAATATCACCTGCACTTGGTGAAGCTGGAACTGTATAGTGTGGACTATATGTCGCATTAGTTGATGTTGTTACTGCTACCCATGCAGATGATACACCTTTATAGTATATGATCTGTGTATTAGTAGCACTATTGACTACTTCTACTAAGTATGTTCCGTCTACAACAGCCGCTGAAGCTGAACCGGCGGTTGATACAATTTCAACTGTTGGTGTTTGTGCTACCCAAATACTTGCCGCACTATATTCGTAAATGCCGTATTTTGATAGTGTTGGGTTTACCCAATATGTTAGATTAGCCGCTGGACCAACCGGTGCAGCTGAACTTGGACGAAGTTGTGTAGTGTTTACGTTTGCATTAACAATGTAAGCCGCCGCACTTTGACCCAAGAAACTATATGCCGCTAGTAGACCATAATCATTAGTTTCATCACCTTGTTGAACTGTGCCACTTACTATACGGAAATCAATATTACCGAAGTACTGTGTTAGTTCTCTCTGTGATGTTACTAGGATAGGTTTACCTGCGTTGGCACTTTTGGTATATTTTGCAATACCGTCAGTTTCTGTGCCCGTAGGATCTGTTTTGTTTTGCCCAGTTGCAATGAATATCATTGGAACTGTACCAGCGCCTGCAGGACCGTATACTGACTCGTCTGTTACTGAAACCTGTACGCCAGGTGAAACAAGATTTGCCATTTGGAATTCTCCTTTAAAAATAACGTTTGTAGAAACATTTTTGTTCTACTCGTATTTATAGGATACGCCGGAATAGTGCTTGTTATAGAGTTATATATGTAGTTAATTAAGGTTATCTAGGACTTGAGTTTTTAAGTCTTCAAGCGAAGTGGTGTTATTTATCACATAATCGAAATTCCACCCTGCCCAACTCCATTCACTTTTGTGTACTTCTGGGAAAACTACTGACATACTGTTGTGTTCTGGAACTTTATGTCCACATGTATTAATACTGCTAGCCGTAGTCCACCACATTGGTTTATCTTCTCGCCATACTACGGCAGTTGATCCACCTAGTCGTTTAATAACATCTAATTCATTAAAGAATCTACAGTCACTGATAACAACATTGTTGTCTGTCATTTCAATTTGGCGTTCACAGGCCGCAACCCAGATGTCTGGATGAAAATGTGTTCTCAGAACATCTGTACCAACTACTTGTAATGCTAGTCTTGGAGTGAAGTCTGGTATATCTAAACGTTTAGCCCACCAACTATCCACTGATTCTCTGAATACTCTGCTTTCAGGTGTGTTACCTTCTAATAGGATACGATCCCATCCAAATATATTAGCACATGCATCTTTTAATACGCCTGCGAAGCTGATACGTTGAAAGCCTTCTGAGATCAGAAAGCCTGCGGCAGTATCTTTGCCGTGACCTATTAGGCCACATATACCGATTACTTTTTTCATAATATTATTATATGCTCTTATTTGTGATTTGTCAATGTATACGTTTAGCCAATTACAAAACTTAAACCTGTTGAACCTTCACTATATAGTGTTAGCTCTTGTTCAAGTTTATCAATTTCACCCATTGCATCTGTACGAAGTTGATCTGCGTTCATTGTAGTTCCACCTTGTGGACCTGCAATCTGTGTAAACTTACCACGTGCTTCTGCTAACATTAGTCTAACGTGTGCAAATGCATAATCCTTGACCCAGGGTCCTGCATATGTATCAACAAGAATGTTCTGATCTGGACGATGGTTGTAGCAATGCAAAATACAAGTATCTGCTGCCTTTACCTTACGATGTATTAGAAGCTTGTGATCCTGTGGACGCCAAGTAAACATCATTTCAGCACCAAATAGTCTTCCCATTGTTTCTCTATACTGATGCATAAAATCAAACATTGCAAGACCACCACTACCTTGTGCATTTAGAAGGTATGTGTTCATAAATGCGGCCTGGAAAGGTTCAATATCATTTCCTGTACCACTACTTACTCCAGTAGTACGTCTAAATATATCTCTTACTTCAACAATTTCTACTGGAAGAGTATATTCATTTTGATCTTGTTGTAGGTTGAGAAATACAAAACTTTCCTCTACAGAATTCTCTGCTCGTTGGCGGTATTTTTGTAGGCTTTTGTTAACTGCCAGTTCATAATGTTCTGGGTCTAGTTCAACATCAACCATGCCACCACCGAGGCGTAGTTCCATTTCTTTAATTAGATCGCTTTTTGCACTCATGTTATTCTCCTTAACTGTATTTATTTAAATACAGCCAGAATAACAGTTTCATCATTAAACCTACCATTGAGCTTTGTTTCAGTTGTCTTAGTGGACTCAAACTCTTTAATAGTTCTAACTTTCGTTGTCTTCTTAAAGATGTTTAGTTGCTCTTGAGGTTTACGAAGTGTCTTTTGTAGACTTGTATCTTCGTTATACCTTAGTAGAGTTGTGCCTCTTGCTTGGAAGCCATCCTCATCTACACTAACATATATACCCAACTTACGGTTTTTAGTATTAAACACTACTGCACATACGGCGCCAATTAAACCACTTGGGCTTACACTAGCAATACCATAATCACTGTCAAGCTTCTTGTACTTCATCTTAGCAACCAATTGATCAGCTGACTTCTCTTTTACTTTACGAGGCTTTTTAGTTGCCTTCTGTGTAGTAATAATCATATCACAAGCATCAAGAATCTTCTTGTACATTTCCAATGCCGCCTTCTTCTGGGCAGTACTGTAATGTGCAAAACCTTCTTCTAGTTGTTCAACCATATCTAATTCATACTCACTTAACTTTTTACGTTGTGTAGCATTGGGCAAGTTCATAAGTTCTGTAAACTCAGCAAACTCTCCTTCATAGAGTGATCTAATAACACGAGCATGATTTGCTTTTGCTCCTACTTTTACCAATACTTTATGTGGTTCAAAGTTCTTAACAGTTGCAGGATCAGAATCAACAATAAAGTTTTCCACAAACTCTTCAATCTCTTCCGTCATACGAAGGCTTGCTTCTTTCATAACTTCTTGTATTGTAGGCTTATAGTACTTTATATTCTTTTCTCGTTGTATTCTATCAGCTTCAGCCTTTGCTTCTACTAAAGGAGCACCTTCTTGAATAGCAGTTGCAATGATTCTCTTTATATAATCACTGGCTGGTGCTAGTGTATCACCAGTGCCCGGTAATGCAGTCCAATAGTCTACATGCCCTTGATGTAAATCTGGCATTCCATCTAATAGCAACTTAGAATTAATGGCCGCATTGATTGGCACATGTGGAGCCGCCTTAACTGCTCTAATGTCTTCTTTACTATACTCTTCTTTCTTCATCCATGTGTGAAGAAAAGGGATT